GGTATATTCGACGAGGAGGATGGGGAGGACGAATTCGATCAAGAAGAGTGTATGGACGAGGAGGATTCTGGGGAGATGTCTGGTCCAGAACCAAGTCAATCGGGAGGTCGTTATTAGGCTCTGTGCCTCGTGGTACATTAGCTAAACTTGGTGGTCAATACGGTGGTGTTCCCGGTTCTTTAGTCGGTGGTCTGATTTCCAACGCCCACTGGGTATGGTGCATACGACCGTCAAAGAGGTGAAAGTGAGATGCTCACTCAGGATGTTCCTATTATTTCCAATCCTGCTGGTGACGATGGTGGTGTTCTTATTCAACACAGGGAGTATCTTTGTGATGTTATTTCGACTGGTTCTGCCTTTGCTATTCAGAATCAAATTACTATCAACCCTGGAAATCCTGCCTGTTTTCCTTGGTTGTCCACGATCGCCCAGAATTTCACTCAATACAAGCTTGAAGGTATGATGTTCAATTATGTTTCCACCAGTGGTGCTCTTAGTACAACTCAAGCTTTAGGTGAAATCATTATGGCTGTCGACTATAATCCTGCTGGTCCTAATTTCAGTAGCAAGCAGCAAATGTTGAATCAAGTCTTCGCTGTTAGCAAGGTTCCCAGTGAGGATGCCGTCTGTCCAATCGAGTGCGACCCTAAGCAGACTGGCACTGGCGATTTACTTTATACTCGAGGTGCCACCATTCCAATTGGTCAGGATCCTCGTTTCTATGATTGTGGTACATTCAGTCTTGCCACCCAAGGTCAAACTGCTGGTGTTACTCTTGGTGAGCTCTGGATCACTTATCAAGTTCAGTTGTATAAACCGCAGTCCCTTGCTCAGCTTCCTAGTTTAGCTGCTCCCAACATTTTTAATGTTCGTTCCTCTCCGGCCAATACTGCGCTTGTTTCTCTGATGGGTGGTTCTACTGGTTTTGTTTCTACTGGTGAGATGGTTCCTACTATTCCTGCCAGTAGTTCCAGTATGACTTTTACCACCTTCTATCCTGCGGGTACTTCCTTTGGTCTCTTCTGTACTGTCACGGGGGCTGGTATGACTGCTCCTCCCAACATCACTCCGGGAACTGGTACTATTCTAGCTGGTGGCTTTCCTAACGCTGCTTCTGCTGTCCGTGTTGGAGCCGTCACCGAGGCTTCCTTCGCGGGTCGCTTCCAATGCACTAATTCCGTGCAGCAGTGGACGCTTGTTGGAGCGTTTGGGTTGACTGGTGGAAATGTTCAGATAGTTGGTTGGATTCGGCGAACGTCTAACACCTCTTCGACCTGGAGTTTCCTGACTATCTTAAGGGTGATCCTCTCTCTCCTGTCTACCATCCGAACATCAAGAAGTGCCATGATGTTTCGGGTTGGCTGAAATATATATCAAAAGATGGCGAGTTTGTCGATATGACTGGCAAGTTCAATATCCTCGATTACGAGGTGGGTAAGCGCCAGAAGGCTTACCAGGATCACAAATTCACTGAGGATTGGATCCGTCGCAAGAATTACAAGGAGGTTGTATTTCCTGTGTTGCTTAAAACTACTACTGGGCGTGAGTACAGAATGAACGCTCCAGATGCGTCTGTGAAACAACGCCACTGGTGGATTGTTGCTCCTCCTAACAGTGGGAAGACTCGTTGGCTCCAGGATACATTCGATGGTCAACGTGTGTATGTTCCTTCTAAAGGTGAATATCCCTTTGAGAGATATGATGGTCAGTCTATCGTTGTTTACGATGATCGTGATTCTATCACCTTTGAAGAGTTTTCTAATGTCACTGGTGTTTACAAGATTGAAACCCATGTGTATGGCAAGGCACGATTTGTGAACGTGTTCTGGCCAGAGCACCAGGCTCGCAATGTCATTGTTCTGTCGAACAAGACCATTGAACAGCAATGTGGTGACGATTCTTATCGTATGAAGAAGCGCTTTATTCAAATCAGTGGTGCAGCTCTCTGTCCTCCTCATGATTCTTCTGATGATGAGGATGAAGTGGCAGATTGCCCTCCTGACGAGCATGGCTTCGCTTCGTAATCTTCTTCTGTTTCTTCTGCATGGCCGCTGAATCGCCTTCGCTCCGATCCGTCATTTAGGGTGCCCCCCGCCTTCTTCTCTATACAACGCATTCTGTTGTGATTTTCGCGCTTCGACTTTGTTCTTCGAATTTTCACGCGCCAGCCGCTTCCTGTGGATTGTTGATTTAATTTTGAAGTGCTTCTCTTTTTTCCGAGCTCACTCTTCCATCCGCCTTTAGTTAATGCAGACTTTCCAAGTCTTGCATTATCTATATCAGAAATTTCTTCGTCTTCTTCGTCGGCAGCTGCGGCATCTAGCTCGCAGTTGTCTAGAGGCGAATCAACCGTAAACGCAAGTTCGACCTTGAAGAGGAAGAGTATAAGTACGACCGCTCCGTCGATCCCCGCCTCTCAGACTACCTCTCAGGTCCCAGAGTCTATTCTGGACCATTTAGTAACTCCCAAGTTTCATCAAGTTTACCTGGACTCGCAAGCCAACCTCAAGTCAGAATGGCTACTGATTTCGAACGGTGGTCCGCCTACAAGCGAGGTTCTGCGGCAAGACGGGCCGAGTACAAAGCGATTCCAAGAGGCCGCCCTGGCCGCTTGCGGGTCTTTCCTGACGGCAGCTCAGGGGTCGGACGCTATCGTCGTTATCGACGCTATTCTGGCCGTCCTA